TCATTTGCCACCTTCTGTGCCACCCTGAGAGGTAGAAGAAGGCCTTTTTGCAAATACATCATCGAACACCGCAGCTGCAGCCACATCAGCGGACTCTATAACATGTCCATATACATCCATCGTGGTGCCTATCTTGGAGTGTCCTATTCGCTTAGATATAATCTTCGCATGAATCCCACGGTTAATCAGAATTGTAACTGAGGTATGCCGGATATCATGAAATCGGATATATCTTAAACCGTGCTTCGTAACAAAACTTCTCCATTTATCCGTGATTGTTTTAGGGTAATAAGGCATACCGGTCGGGTGGCAAAAGAGAAAACTATACTTTTCATTGACCCATTCCTCAGAATTCTCTTCACGCATCTTGTCCCATACTGCTTTATACTCCTGGAGCTCAATCATCAAAGACTCGGGGATATTGATCCTTCTGATCGAGCTTTCATTTTTAGGTCTTTTTATATTTGGTATGGAGTCCTTGAAATTAGGTATGGATTGTCTAATCTCTATCTGTCTTTTCTCAAAATTTATGTGCTTCCACTCCAGCCCCAACAGCTCAGCTCTTCGCATCCCCATAGTAAAAGCAAGGCTAATTAATACGCCGAACTGAAAAGTTGAACCATTTTTAAACTGCATCGGACCAGATTCCAATGCTGATAATACTAAGTTTGACTCTTCTTCATCATAAACGTTAATGATCTTTCGAGGTGCCTCTTTCGGTTTTGGTACATCACTCATCGGGTCGGGTTTTAACCCATACCATTCAGTAGCCTTTACAAACATACTCTTCATGACTCTGTAGACATAAACCTTAGTAGGCGCACCAACACGTTTTTTCTTATCCTTCAACTCTTTAAGATCTTGAATAAATTCAATTATCTCAAAAGAAGTGATGTCATTTATATAGGCATTTTTAAAGTAGGGAAGTATACGTTTTTCAGCATGATGTAAGTAACTCGTTTGCGTGGTATCTTCCAAATCTACGAGTACAAATTCTTGTTTCCAGCGTTCAATCAGTGTTTCCATCTTTACCTTATTGCTTCTACTTACAGCTTTAAGTCCCTGTTCAGTGTGTAGACCTAATTCAGCCATAAACTTTATTAACTCTTTCTCTGCAACCCGTTTTGACTTGGTGTGAACAACTTTAGTTTTTCGGACTCTCTTTTTCTTTCGTGTTCGATTGCCGTCTTCATCGAGCTTGAAATCTGTCGGTTCCAAGTCAACAACTAACCTATATGTGCCATTATCTCTTTCCTCAACCCATGGCATATAAATACCTCCCTTATTATGTTAAATATTGTATGTAATTACCGCTGTCCAATGTGGGTAAATATGCCAAAATTCGACAACAAATGTTGTAAGAGTCTGCTATATTAGGTATGTGAAGTAATAATATACGTATGTATGTATTTAACAGTTACGATTTATCGGAACTTTACCGTAAGAGCAGCTACGCTACTCTGCTACCGCCAGGCCCACACAAACAGATCGTCCACACTACAACGGAGGTGATGAGCTAATACTATGGCTCGTGTGATCGTTATGTTGTATTTCTGAAGATTAACAATTTCAGAAATACGCTGTTTGCTTATACCGCTTACGTCAGCAAGCCACTGCTGATTTTTTCCAAGTCGGTTTAAGTGTTCAGGGATGCGGCAGCGTACGGGTACAAGCTCCATCGTACGTCACCCTTATTTAATTATAGTTTATTAGAGATTTACGAACAAGCGTTCCTGTGTTACTATAATATTACAATCTTCCATGACTGGACGTGACACCTATGAATGACGAATTCATGGTTATATTTGGCGAATTTGAAGAGCTACAAGATGAGCGCCCAGAAGATGTGTACGCTTTTATAAAAGAGGCTTACAAAAGACAACTTAATCTTCAGCAACAATCCTGATCATCTTTTCTAACATTTCTTTCTTATGGGGGTCGGTTAAGTCGATTTTATACTTCTCAACTAGCTCCCTAATCACTCCTTCGGATACTGTCTTTGGAACTTCGGGGGTGACTCGTTTTTGAAGATCATTTTCTAATTGTTCATATACAGACTCATCGGTGTAGCCATCGGCATACATATCACTGGTTAAAGTTAAAATGCCTTCAGAATGTGGACGTCCTAACAAGAAGTCAACAGTAACCCTGTGAAAGACAGCAAGCTTATCGAGCATTTCAATATCAGGATTTGATATGCTTTGCTCCCAAGCATTGTAACGAGCTCTTTTAACACCTAATGCCTCAGCCATTTGTTCTTGGGTAAGACCTTTTTTATTTCTCAATGCGGCGATCCTCTGGCCCAACTTCATAGTCTTAATCAAACCTTCCTTATAAAATGGTAATATTTTTATCAAAATGTATTGACGATAATATTATTATCAAATATAATCAATGTACGGCAAAGGAGGTGGTGAGTAATATGACCAAACGGCGACTGAAACTAATCGCTTGTCGTGAGAAAATCGGTGATCGAAAAAAAGTTGCTGCTGATTTAAACATCTCTGTTGTGTATCTAAGGATGCTTGAGACTGGGGCGTTGAAACCAGGTCGCGACTTGATGCTTAGGATATCCAATTATTTTGAAAAGCCTTTGGAGTACCTGTTTCCCGATTTGTTTTCTCAAGACGGGTCTGTTTAGCTATGCCCTACATGATAATATTATTATCTTTCCTGATTATAGGCGATAAAAATATTATCGTCAATATGGTGACCCAAATTTTTCTTTTTTATTCCAATTGATAATATTTTTATCAATTTAGCGGCTAGGAGGAAAATTACGATGACCGCGAACGATTTAATTAGTGAGATTAAAGAGCGGCTTATTGCAGAGATAATGCCGGTTGCAAAAACGAGCGCTGAAATACAGTACGCTGACCGAATTAAAAAAGCTACATTATCTGCTGATGAAGCAGCTGAGTATATCGGCATCTCTAAAACTCTTCTTTACACAATGGCTAAGGAAAAAAGAATCCCGTGGTTCCCTATAGGCGTTACAGGGTCACAGAAACCCCAAATGCGATTTAGGCTATCGGCGCTGGACCGCTGGATGGATGATCAAGAAAAGATGAATTATCAGAACACTTGAGGTGATTAAATTGAAAATTAACATTCAAGCCGAATTGGCTGCTGCTAAGCTTCACCTGGACCATGCTATCCAAGCAAGTGATGTCCATCATCTTAGTAAGCTTGGTGCAGCACGATATGAAATCGTTGAAACAATGATTCGGATGCATAAGGAGGCTGAAAGCAATGCGCCAACAAGCTGTGTCAGCTGACCAAATGTGGAGACGAATGGAGCTTCGCCGGAGACGGTGGCAAATCCAGAATGGACGTTTGCTAGTAGATGAGCCAGAGGCTGTGGTCTGGTGGCTGGATCGAGAGATTGCGGAAATGGAGGGAGGCCATTGAGTAAAGTAACTGGTCCACTTGAAGTCGTTGATTATTGCGCTAACCCGAAATGTGAAGCCGAAATTCTACTAGGTCAAAGAGTTGTGAAGCACGGAAAGGATCTCTACTGTGGCAACAACTGTTTGTGTGAGGGCCTTGGCGCTGTTGTGATCAAGGCGGACGATAACCTTGAAAGGGGTGATGCTTTAAGTGAACACGAAAATGACCCAACGGGGTAGGAGCCGTCAGGTCATCGATTCAAATAATACATTATAAAGCAAGTGTAACACTTGACAAACGAATTTTCAAGATGAAGGAAGGGATCAATATGATCGGAATCCATCCCATTCATCGCCGCTTAGCCGCACTAACATTCAAGTCAGAAAGTAAACCGCTTACTGAAGCGGAGAAAGTCGAACTATTCCAATGCCTCAAAGTCAATGCCCAGATCGTTTACCAACTTGATAAATATAAGTCTTTGTCCTACTTGGCTCATGAGACTGGTGATTTTGATTGGGAGATGGATCTGTGTGCAAGGATCGAAGCTATTGAGAACCGATTGAAATAAAAATTAGGAGGATTAATCCATATGTCTAAAGGATTTAAAGCATTTGGTAAAGGTTTGGTTTGCCGGGGATTTCAGTATGAGGAAGGTCAGACATTTGAACACGAAGGCCGTATTGAGCCTTGCGATCGTGGGTTCCACTACTGCGAGAATCCGCTGGATACACTGGGGTACTACCCACTAGTTGACGAAAACGGAGAAATCACTGAATTTGCCGAAGTGGAGGCTTTGGGTGATGTGAAATCCGAAGGTGATAAGTCCGTTACTAATAAGCTGCGGATCGGTGCAAAGCTTGGCTTGCCTGGTTTCGTTAAAGCCTCGTTCGACTTCTTGTGGGAAAAGTGCTCTTCCAATCCTACTGACGCCAGTAGTGGACGCTATGCACAGCTCGCCAGTAGTGGAGACTCTGCACAGCTCGCCAGTAGTGGACGCTATGCACGGCTCGCCAGTAGTGGACGCTATGCACGGCTCGCCAGTAGTGGAGACTCTGCACAGCTCGCCAGTAGTGGAGACTCTGCACGGCTTGATCTGAAAGGGTCTGATTCTGTTGGTGCAGCCATCGGAACTGGTACGAACCGGATTCGCGGTAAGGTAGGCAACTGGATTACCTTGGCGGAATGGGTTTATGTGGATGATAAGTTGACGCCGCTGTGTGTCAAGACTGCTCAAATTGACGGTGAAACCATTAAGGCTGATACCTGGTACACGCTTCAAGATGGAGATTTTGTCGTTTACAACTAATTCAATTTATAGGAGGACTCATATATGCCCGTACAAATTACGATTAACGGCGAAAACGCCAATGAAGCAATCCAAGAATTTGCCGTATTATCTGCCGCTTTCACAGGTACCGTACCCGTGGCTCCAGTTGCTGAAAAGCATGTTAAGAATAAACCTCAAGATGCTCTGAAACCTACTGAAACCAAGCAGGAAGAAGAGAAGAGTGCTGAACCTGTGACTGAGACAGGTGCTGGGGGAGACTTTGAGGTCACTGTAGAGGATATCCGTGCCAAAGCGGCTGATGTAGGTCAAGCAGGTAAAAAGGATGAGATCAAGGCGTTGCTTGGGGAATTCAAGGTGAAGACCATAAGTAGTGTGCCTGCTGAGAAGAGAGCTGAGTTCCTTGCTGCGTTGGAGGCGCTTGTGGAATGACAGCCAGTCACGCAAGTCGGGCGCATGCTAAATTGTCTGCCAGTGGCTCCAAGCGCTGGCTCTCCTGCACCCCGAGTGCAGAGCTTGAATCTCACTTTGAAGAAACTACTTCTGATTTTGCTGAAGAAGGTACCGCAGCTCATGAGCTTTCTGAAATCTGGCTGAAATTTCGTCTATCTCAAATCAAGTCTGGGGAACACAAAAAGCTGTGGGAGAAAGCCAAGAAGGGAAAATACTATTCCCCTGAGATGGAAGATTACGTTCAGGGTTATGTCACTATCGTACTTGAACGTGTAAGTGAAGCGCGGAAACGCTCCAAAGATGCGGCTGTGTTGCTGGAACAACGTTTGGATTTCAGCGCTTGGGTTCCAGATGGATTCGGGACAGGTGACGTTCTCATTATTGCGGATGACACTATGGAAGTGATTGACCTTAAGTACGGCAAGGGTGTGCCTGTCTCAGCGGAGGATAACAGCCAAATGCGACTCTATGGATTGGGTGCACTAGACGGCTATGGTTATCTCTACGATATCCAGACTGTGCGCATGACGATTGTGCAGCCAAGACTGGATAGTGTCTCTACTGAGGATATGCCAGCTACTGACCTGGTGGCTTGGGGTGATGATTATGTGAAGCCTCGGGCAGATATGTCCGCAGCTGGTGAAGGGGAGTTTGCTGCTGGAGATCACTGCCGGTTCTGCCGGGCCCGTTCCACTTGCAGGAAGCGTGCTGAAGAGAACATGGAGCTGGCGAAGTACGAATTCCGCGAAGGATCTCTACTTTCAACGGATGAAGTAGGTGACGTTCTTGGCCGCATCGATCAGCTGCAAAAATGGGCTGAAGATATTAAGAAGCATGCGCTGGATCAAGCAGAGAAGCACGGTGTGCGTTATCCGGGATGGAAGTTGGTCGAGGGTCGCAGTAACCGAATTTACTCTGATCGTGAAGCCGTTCAGGCTGCACTGCTAGAAGGTGGATTTGTCGAAGATAAGATCCTGACACCTCGGGAGCTCCTGGGCATCACTGCGATGGAGAAAGCGGTAGGTAAGAAGAAATTCGAGGAACTGCTTTCTGATCTAATTATTAAACCTGTGGGCAAACCAACGCTGGCGACAGAAAAGGACCCTCGGCCGGAGCTTTCATCTGCGGCATCAGCTGCTGCGGATTTTAATGACTAAATTTCAATATATGAAAAATTCATAATAAGGGAGACATATAAACATGGCGACAACAAACAAGGACACAAAGGTAGTTACAGGAAAGGTGCGTTTCAGCTATTGCCATATCTTCAAGCCACAGGCCATGGAGCCCGGGCAAGATCCAAAGTACAGCTTGTGCATCCTAATTCCTAAGTCGGATAAAGAGACGCTTAAGAAGATCCAGTCAGCTATTAACGCGGCCATTGAAGCTGGTAAAAGCAAGTGGGGTGGCAAGATTCCTCCTAACCTGAAGAAGCCGCTGCGAGATGGTGACACTGAGAAAGATACGGACGATTACCCGGAATACAAGGGTCACTACTTCATTAATGCTACTAGCAAGCAGAAGCCTGGTGTCATTGATCGGGATAAGCAGGAGGTATTGGACTCCACAGAAGTTTATAGCGGATGCTTTGGCCGTGTCAGTTTGAACTTCTACGCCTTCGATACGAAGGGTAACAAGGGTGTTGCCGCTGGTCTGAACAATGTGCAGAAGATTTCGGATGGGGATTACCTGGGCGGACGCAGCTCAGCTGAAGATGACTTTGACGATGATCTGGGTGGAGACAGCGATGACTGGATGAACTAAGTAGCTTTGAAGGGGATGCCGCAAGGGTCCCCTTTTCTTATCAAATAAACCTGATCGGAGTGAGATAGGTTGACTGTTCTCCAAATAGATATTGAAACATTCTCCAGCGTGGACATCACCAAATCGGGTGTATACCCCTATGTAGAAGCTCCTGATTTTGAAGTGCTTTTGTTCGGATATGCTTTCGACAACGATTCCGTTAAGGTCATCGATCTAGTGGATTTCGAAGACATTCCAAAAGATGTGATTAGAGCTTTGGAGTTAGACGTTATCAAGACAGCGTACAACGCTAATTTTGAACGTACAGCTCTTGCTATGCACCTAAAAATGCCTATGCCTGCTGAGTATTGGCGCTGTACTTCTGTTCTAGCCTTGACCATGGGCTTACCAGGTACCTTGGATCAGGTAGCTAAAGCGCTCAAACTGGAACAGCAAAAGGATTCCGCAGGTAAGGCGTTGATCAAGTATTTCAGCGTTCCCTGCAAGCCTACCAAAGTGAACGGACAACGATCACGGAACTATCCACACCACGCGCCAGAGAAGTGGGCTGACTATAAGGCCTATTGCGGACAGGACGTGGAAACAGAACGAGATGTACGCAAAAAGCTTCTGAAATACGAGCCTTCTGAATTTGAACACAAGCTGTGGGTGTTGGACCAGAAGATTAACGATAACGGAATTCGAATAGATCCATTACTTGTAGAACGAGCCATCGAGTGTGACGCAGACTTTCAACGACGCCGCACGGAAGAGGCAAGAGCTTTAACGGGTCTGGAGAATCCCAACAGTGTGACGCAGCTTAAAACGTGGCTGGAGGAGAAAGAGGGCATCACCGTAGAGGGGTTAACCAAAGATACGGTACCTGTGCTGCTAGAGCAAGTAAAAGGCGAAGACACTCGGCGCATGCTGGAGCTTCGGCAAGAGATGTCAAAGACTTCTGTTAAAAAATATGAGGCTATGTCACGTGGATTGTGTTCTGACAGTCGTGTTCGGGGGTTGCTCCAGTTCTATGGGGCGAACCGTACAGGGCGCTGGGCAGGGCGACTAGTACAGGTGCAGAACCTTCCGCAAAACAAGCTGAAGGATCTGGAGCTTGCCCGTGATCTGCTTTTAGCTGGTGAGTATGAGCTGCTGGAATTGTTGTTTGATAGTGTACCAGGGGTGTTATCTCAGCTCATTCGTACAGCCTTCATTCCGCTTGAGGGAAACCGATTCATTGTTTCTGACTTCTCAGCCATTGAGGCTCGGGTTATCGCTTGGCTGGCGGGTGAGAAGTGGCGGATAGACGTATTCAACTCCCACGGCAAGATTTATGAGGCTTCTGCCGCGCAGATGTTCCACCTGACTATTGATGAGGTCACCAAGGAGCTGCGCGGAAAAGGGAAGATTGCGGAACTGGCGCTTGGGTATGGCGGAAGCGTGGGTGCTCTGGAAGCGATGGGCGCTCTCAAAATGGGATTGTCTGAAGATGAGCTTCTACCGTTAGTGAAGTCCTGGCGGACAGCGAATCCCATGATCACTAAACTGTGGTGGGATGTTGACGCCGCTGCCATGGCTGCGGTGCAGGATCGGAAACGGGTAAAACTGCAATTCGGCATCTCATTCCTCTATGAATCCGGATATCTCTTTCTTCAGCTCCCGTCTGGACGGCGTTTGACCTACGTAAACCCTCAGATTAAAGAAGGCAAGTTCGGCAAGCCTGCTCTGACTTATGAGGGTGTGGACCAGACGAAGAAGACTTGGGGCCGCGTGGATACCTATGGCCCGAAACTGGTGGAGAACATTGTTCAGGCGATCGCTCGAGATTGCTTGGCGGAAAGTATGTTGCGACTTGACGAAAGAAACTATCTCTTACGTATGCATGTTCACGATGAAGTCATTATTGATGAGCCAGTGGAACAGGATTCATTGGGAGAGATTACAGAGATTATGGGTAAGCCGATCCAATGGGCGCCGGGGCTACCGCTTCGAGCTGATGGATTCGAGACTTCCTTCTATAGAAAAGACTAAATTTTAAGGAGCGATTATTCATGGATCATAAAAAAGTGATTAAACAAACGCTATATAGTTTTGTAGAAAAGAAAGTTAAATTACAGAAGGCTGAAGTTCGCAAAGAGATTAGTGCTTTGATTAACACTGCTGTTGACCCTATTCTGAATGACTGGATTCAGGTAGATAGCCTTGAATTGGACGCGAGTAATCTGGCTGATCGCTTAACTGAAGTCATCGAGAAATACCCCTCTGCGGTGTCTTGGGGTGTCAAGAATATAGTGCGAGACTTGAATGGACCTATCCGCTCTCTTGGAGAGACAATGAAAGATCATATAAAAGGAATCATTCGAAATTATGTGGAGTTCCCTACAAATGGCGAAGTGAAATTCAAACAAGAGCCACTGAGGCTTGTAACTCTTCAGCTTCAAAAGGACGCGGCCCCGTTCTATAAGAAGATCACTGATCTCTCTACATTAGAAAACGAACTAAACCGAGTTATTGGTGCGGAAGCGAATGGAGCGAAAGCTTATAAGGCACTTGTGGCGCTTGGCGTAGACCTATCGGAAATAGAAGATGTATCACCTAATCTTCCAGCTATTGTAAAATTGTCGGTTGATCCTTCGTTACTTGCTCAGGCATGAGGCCGGACCCTTATTTCCAAGATATACCGTGGGACATTATCACGGATGACAGCGGTAAGGTGATTGGGGAAGTATTCTTGGTTCCCTATGAGTCGCCGCCAAGGAGGAGTAGAAATTGGCGTACGAATTCTACATTACCCCGGAAGAGTATGAAAAAGCAGCGGAGAATGGGATCAAACGCGGAACGCTAGAATGGCGTATTCGAGACGCTGCTTGGGATCGTGAACGGGCAGTGACAACACCACCGAGAGCATTAAGAGACCGAAGCCAATGGGTAAAGGTCGCGGCAGCTAACGATATTCCTTATCCTATTTTCATCAACCGTGTAAATACCGGATGGACGCCAGAACGTGCGGCCACTCAACCAGTACGCACCAAAGAGCAACTGATCGAGCAGATGAAAGAAAGCAGTCCTGTAAAACGTAAATACCCTGAAGAGTTGATCAAGCAAGCAGCTAGTAACGGGATATCCCGTAACACTTTTCATGTTCGTGTGCATAACGGATGGAGTTGGGAAAGAGCTGCTTCTGAACCGCCTGTCTCTCTTCAAGAAAGAGGACGTAGGGGAGCCGAATCACTACATCAGAAGTATGGTGATATCCACGGACTAATATTTCAGAAAAGAGGCTGAGGTCATGTGGCCACTTAGCTTAGAAGAAAAGTCAAAAAGCCAAGTTAATCGAAAACTGGCTAATAAATTGTTACTCAAAGCAGATAAGTCCTTAGGTTATAAAAGTATAAAAGGTTCTCCTGTTATTTTGTCGCTTGATGGGAGTACAATCGTGCTGGATTATGACCTGTTACGGAAGTTGTATCGGACGCTAAAGAACCGACATGTGAATACGAAGATTGAATGGCGCGGATCGGCTCCAGTCTTAATGATCTACCATCATACGGGAAATTGGAGTAAAGACACAGGAACAATCGAGCTTAAGCAGCTCCCTAGTTACAAGATGGAGCTGCTTACAGATTTACCTATCATCGAATTGAACACAGATTGAGGTGGCACCATGCAGGAGTTAGATATTTCATTCGGCAAGAACCGTAGCGATACCAACTGGAAACCTGAATATCTGACCTGGGATGACTTCGTTGAGAAGCTACAAAAGGTTCGGAGGACCGGGGAGAGTATGGCCGAGTACGACCGGATGAGTAATGCGGAGAAAGGAAAGATCAAAGACGGCAAGGCTTTTGTCGGTGGTTTGGTTAAAGGCGGACGCCGGAAGAAAGAGAATGTAGAATCGCGTTGGCTGTTGACACTGGACGCGGATAGCTCCGATGAAGATTTCCTATTCAATGTGGAATTGGCTTTCGGTTCTTCCGCTTATGCTGTCTATTCCACTCATAGCAGTCGACCGGATAGTCGGAAATATCGTGTTGTCGCTCCTGTAGACCATGCAATGTCACCAGACGAACATGCAGCGGTTAGCCGACGTATGGCTGCTGAGATCGGACTAGATTATTTCGACCGGACGACATTCGATGTGCACCGGCTCATGTATCTACCTAGCTGCAGTCGGGACGCAGAGCCTGAGTTTTACTATGCGGATGGTTCGCCTCTGAAGGTAGACGAAGTATTAAGCGGTTACGCGGATTGGCGAGACCCGATGGAGTGGCCTCGGTATCCAGATGACATTAAGCACCTAGAGGCGCTTCGCAATAAGCTAGGTGACCCTACAGAGAAGCCAGGCGTAATCGGTTCGTTCTGCCAAGTGTACAGTATAACAGAAGGTTTGGAGAAGTTTCTGGTTGATGTGTATGAGCCTACGCTTCATGAAGACCGTTATACCTTTACCAGTGGTTCCTCTGTTGGCGGCATGCGGATTTATGATGATTGGTGGGCATATAGTGAGCACCAAAGCGATCCGGCCAATGACGGCCATTGCCATAATATATTTGATCTAGTCCGTATTCATAAATTCGGTGACTTAGATGATGACATTAAGCCCAATACCCCAGGAACAAAAAGGCCAAGTCACCAGGCTATGCTCGATTTCGCAGCTAATGACCCGACTGTTAAGAAGGAACGGCTACTCCAAGATTTTGGAGAGCTGGAGGATGAAGAGACTAACTTGGATTGGATGGATCAGCTCGACGTTCATTCCAAGACAGGAAAGCCACTCTCCACTGCTAAGAATGCTGAACTTATTCTGCGGAATGGGTCCTTTGATGGTGTACTTGCGTATGACGCGTTTGGTAACAGTGAGGTTGTGCGTAAAGCGCTACCCTGGCGTGATCGAGAACGGCCCCAACGAGAGTATGAGCCTTGGCTGGGTGCTGACGACAAGCGTTTACAGCATTATTTCGGGAAAGTCTATGATTTCAAATCAGCAGCCACTATCCAGAATGCGTTCACGGAAGTGGTGCATACCAATACGTTCCATCCTATCAAAGAGTACCTGGAAGCCCAGCGCTGGGATGGCATCAAACGGGTTGATCGTTTGTTCGTGACCTACCTAGGCGCTCCGGATAATCACTACACCCACTCCGTTACCCGTAAGATGCTGCTGGCGGCTGTTAAGCGGTTATATGAGCCGGGTTGTAAGTTCGATAACATGATGGTGCTTGTTGGTCCGCAGGGTGCTGGTAAGAGTAGTCTGCTTGCCAAGATTGGTCGTAAATGGTTCTCTGACTCCCTACGTACATTTGAGAATAAGGAAGCCGGAGAACACCTTCAGGGGGCTTGGATCTTCGAAATCGGTGAGCTGTCGGCCATGAAAAAGGCAGAGGTCGAAGAGATAAAGGCGTTTTTATCAAAGACGGATGACCGTTATCGGGTGGCCTATGACCGCCAAGTGAGTGAGTTTCCACGTAAATGTGTATTTTTCGGAACAACAAATAATCATAATTTCTTACAAGATCCAACGGGTAACCGCCGCTTTTGGCCGATTAACTGTAACCCTTCATTGAAGGAAGAGAGTCACTGGGAGCATTTGACTGAGGAACTGGTAGGGCTCATATGGGCAGAGGTTTTGCACCTATACAGGGGCGGCGAGAGGTTGGAGCTGGATAAGTCCGCAGCTGACGAAGCAGAGCGGATACAAGGCTTGCACCTGGAGGAAGATCCCCGGGAAGGCCTTATTATGAAATACTTGGAGACGCCACTGCCAGAAGACTGGGAGAGCCGAACAACTTGGCAGCGCCGGGAGTATTTAGACGATCCTAACGGCGAAATTGCACGTACTCGTGTGTGTGCCGCGGAGGTATGGGCGGAAGCTTTAGGGCTTGATCCTGCCAAGTTTACGGCTTGGGAAGCACGTGCTATCTACGATATTCTGCGGAAGCTTCCTGACTGGCAAGAACGGGATAAAGGTCGAATTAACTTCAGGCTCTACGGCAAGCAAACTGCCTTTGAAAAGAGAGGACAGTAAACAAGGACAGGACGCCTGAAAATGAGGACAGTAAGGACAGTAAAAAAATACAAAGAGGACAGTAAGGACAGCTTAAAGACAGTAAAAAATAGCTTACTGTCCAAACTGAAACCCTTGGTAGAGTAAGAAGAAATCAACTTGCGGACAGTAAGGACAGTAAATAGCCCTATATAAGATATATATTAAATTAACCCCGTATATAGGGGGATATATAACTTAAACGCGTATTCGAACACATATACGCGTAAGAGTGTCCTTCCTGTCCTTAGTATATCTGAGGCGGTGAATACATGCTTGAATCAAAATTAGAGCGCAGCTTGGTTAAGGCCATCCGCGAACGTGGAGGTAAGTGCTGGAAGTGGGTATCGCCTGGAACGGCAGGTGTGCCTGACAGATTATGCTTCCTTCCTGATGGGCGACTGGTGATCGTGGAAATGAAAGCACCAGGCGAACAGCCCCGGCCATTGCAACTGAAACGACATAGAGAACTTAAGGATCTCGGCTTCGAGGTCAAGGTGATTGATTCGGAGGCAGGTATCCATGAAATTTAAACCACACGGTTATCAAGAGTACGCCATACAGCACGTTATCAACGTTCCGGGTTCAGCCTTGTTTCTGGAAATGGGACTTGGTAAGACGGTGATCACCTTAACGGCGCTGGAGGCGCTGAAGAATGATTACTTCGATGCTGACAAGATCCTAGTGATCGCACCCTTGCGAGTGGCAGACGATACTTGGGCAAGGGAGTCACAGAAGTGGGACCACCTGAAGCATTTACGCATCAGCAAGATTCTGGGCACAGCTACACAGCGTAAAAAAGCCCTTGCTGCTGACGCCGATGTATATGTCATCAATCGTGAGAACGTTCCTTGGTTGGTGGCTCAGACCGGAAATGACTGGCCGTTTGATACAGTGGTGATCGATGAGCTTTCCAGTTTCAAGTCGAGCAAGTCCCAGCGCTTCCGGGCATTACGGAGAGTAAGACCCCTGATGACTCGAGTGATTGGGTTAACTGGTACGCCAGCCCCGAACGGTTTGGAGGATTTGTGGGCGCAGATGTACCTGATTGATCAAGGTGATCGGTTGGGCAAAACCATTACCGGCTTCCGAGATCGTTACTTGACCGCAGGACAACGAGACAAGTCAAATCCGCATGTCGTGTACGACTGGGAGGCGAAGCCAGAAGCAGAGGACAACGTGTACAACAAAATTTCAGACATCGCAGTGAGTATGAAAGCTGAGGACTGGCTGGAAATGCCGGATCGAATCGACCGTATTGTCCCCGTTAAGCTGACGGAGAAGGCGAGGGATCAATACAAGCAGTTAGAGCGTGACCTGCTTCTCCCCTTCCTGGATGCTGATGTGGTTGCCAATACTGCCGCCGTGCTGAGTAATAAGCTTTTGCAGCTGGCGAATGGAGCAGTATATGACGAGGTGAAGGGTGTTCGTGAGATCCATGACGCCAAGCTTGACGCCTTGGAGGATGTGATCGAAGCCGCGAACGGTCATCCGGTTTTAGTGTTTTACGCATACAAGCATGACCTGGAACGGATTCAGAAGCGTTTCCCGCAGACTAAAATGCTGGGTAAAGGCGCGGATGGTCTTAAGGATATTGAGAATTGGAATGCTGGTAAGACTTCTCTACTGGCAGCACATCCTGCATCTGCAGGCCATGGACTCAACTTGCAGGACGGTGGAAACATTATCGTGTGGTTCGGACTGAATTGGAGTCTGGAGTTATACCAGCAAGCTAATGCCCGTCTACATCGTCAAGGGCAGCAGCGTAGCGTAATCATTCATCACTTGGTGACGGAAGGCACAATGGACGAAGATGTGATGTCCGCACTAGAAGGTAAAGCCGTCGATCAAGACGCATTAATGGCTGCCGTAAAGGCGCGAATAGATAAAATCGCAGAGGAGTGAGCTACATGAGTAGCATGGAGATGAGTACAGCAGAACAGCGGGTGATTGAGCAGTTGCAGCAGTATCCACAGAAACGAGCCCGTATACAGGCACTGTCCACTTATAGCGTAGGTGCAGGGCTTACGATCAGTCGTTTGGATGAAGACGATCAGCTGCAGGAACTACATCGGCGATTAAGAGGATTGCCGAGCTACATGTACCTTAGCGAAAAGGAGCAACGGTTGGAGACTACAGCACATGCTTACTTGACCAGATACCCAGCTGGCTTAAAAGCACAGCTTGAAGCGATACCTACTATGGGTGCAGATGTTGAAGACGATAAGCTTCTGCAGGAACTTCGGCGTAAGATCAAAAAGGTGATTGATGCGCGTGGCTGTAATGTGGATGATCTGGCAGAGGTACTGGAACGAGTGGCGGAATTGCAGGATCTAGTGAGCGAGGTTAACTGGATTGATAATGTATTAGACTTGCTGGAGAAGTATAAACCAGGATACCCAAGACTTTTACGTATGATCTACTTCGAGAACATGACGAATCAAGAGATCATTGACAAGATGAATGTTTCAAAGACCACCTTACATCGACTTCGCAAAAAAGCAGAGATCGAGTATATAGCGTTAGCCAAATGAATCAAAAGTGGTTTTTTAGTGGGACAATTTGAGGACTTAATAGGGAACACAAGCCCTGAAAACCGTGTTAAGATGATATTGTGAAATAGTTGTAAGAGAGGTCTAAACACCTCTCTTGACTGCACGAATGTGGAGAAGTTTGGCCGTTCTCGCTTGGACGCAAGAGGTCACAGGTTCAAATCCTGTCATTCGTATTGATTCATAACCTAGCTTCACACTAAGCCGCTACCGGATCTCGGAGCGGTATTTTTTATGACTAGAGAGGATGATTTGATTGGCTAAGTATCGCAAGAAGCCAGTCGTGATTGAAGCCATCAAGTTTGAAACAATTGGTGATGTGTATGACTTTACTGAAGGTAATATGACGCAGCCGTTAAACGGAAAAGTAGGGATAATTACGCTTGAAGGAACGATATGGGCAACACCTGGAGACTACATCATCAAAGGTGTAAACGGTGAGTTCTATCCTTGCAAACCTGACATCTTTGTAAAAACTTATGAGGAGGTAATCGAATGAATCCAGTAATCGAGAACAATTTCAGCTATCACGCCCCTAAGCTGGGACAACCTGATATTTACGAACAGATCCGTGAGAAGGCGAAGGAACTAGCCTATTTGATCGAAGAAGTAACGCCGAAGAGCCGTGAGCAGTCCCTGGCAATGACGAACCTAGAGCAATCTGTATTCTGGGCGAATGCAGCTGTAGCAAGAAATTAAACATGAAAGGAGGTCGCCCTGATGGCAAAAGGTAAATATCATGAATGGCTAACGCCTGAGGGGCTGACACTCCTGGAAGGCTGGGCCCGTGACGGGCTTACTGATGAGCAGATCGCAGGAAATATGGGTGTCAATCGTGCAACACTGTATGACTGGAAGAAACGGTATTCCGACATTTCCGACACCTTAAAAAGCGGCAAGGAAGTTGTGGACCGAGCGGTCGAGAATGCGCTTCTGAAGCGTGCTATGGGCTATCGGTACGAAGAGGTGACTAAGGAGACGGGTACCATTGAGGACGAAGAGAGCGGCGAGCTCAAGCGCGTAATGGTTGAGACCAAGCGCGTGACCAAAGAGGTGCAGCCGGATGTTACCGCGCAGATCTTCTGGCTGAAGAACCGGAAGCCTGATGTATGGCGCGACAAGCAGCAGGTTGATCTTACTGGTGACCTAACTTTGAAAAAACTGGAAGATTTGATGTGATTATGCGGTGCTATTCATAGCTAATTTTGCATAAAAAGCTACGAAGTACTGTATTATTTGCATTAATATACAACAACTACAACATGTAGTGTGAATGCCTTCATTGGCATACCACCTACATACATATGTACCAAACACAAGATTTTGTGAACATGTCTGGAGGCGAGTATATGTTAACCTGTCAGCAGATCATTGCTCGCCGCCGTGATCGGTGGGAAGAGCATCGTAACATTGAGACAGACAAAGAATTCCGTGAAGCTACCGCGCAATACTTGATTGACAATCCAGCAGCTCGCGCAGAGGTTCGGGATCATCCGGAGTATCTGATCGAGCTGCTGTTTGTTATTGTCGATAAGGACAAACAGACGGTGCCGTATTTCCTGAACGATGCACAGGCTCTCTTCTTGGAGAAGCTGAACACGGCTATTGTTGACTTCAAGGCAGGGCGCCGGCTGCATCTGAAGTTTCTGGTGCTGAAGGGTCGGCAACAAGGGTTCACATCGTTTATCACTGCTTATCAATTGGCATGCACGATTACCCGTAAAAACTTCGAGGGGTTCACAGCAGCCGACGAAGACAGCAATGCTACCGTTATCTTCGAGAATAAAGCTAAGTACCCTTACGGTGCACTGCCTGACTCGATCAAGCCGACGGAGAAGTTCAATAACCGGAAACAGCTATTGTTCGATAAACTGCATAGCTCATGGGAGATCAAGACAGCCAGCAAGAATATGGGCCGCTCTCGTACGATCAACTTCTTCCACGGATCCGAGGTGGCGTTCTGGAAGGATGGTATCAGTGGTGTTCAGGCTGGTCTCGGTGAAGCATTGACCAAGGATGCCATACAGATCTATGAGTCCACGGCTAATGGCTACAACGAGTACAAAGACCTGTGGGACAGCGGTTCCTGGGAGAATTGTTTCTTTGCCTGGTGGCTTACATCCGAATACCGAATGCACTTCGAGAGCACTGAGCGAGAAACTTGGTTCCGTGTGCAGGTCGCTGCGGGATCGGGTGAACGTGCTCCGTGGATTTGGGAACGGTGTTACTGGCTGCTGAATACTATCGGCCTGGATATGGCTCAGGTCTACTGGTATTACGTTAAATGGGAAGGGTACATCGACAAGGAAAAGATCAAGCAGGAGTACCCATGCTCTCCTCATGAAGCGTTTCTGGCTTCCGGCCGCTGTGTATTCGACCAAGAGAAGCTCGTCATGAGAATCGAATACTTGAAGCGTGTATACAAAGAGCTACCGCCAAGACGGGGCTCTTTTCGTTTTAAGTGGAATGATGCTGAATCGCAGGATCGCATCTTGGACGAGTCCATAGAGTGGGTAGATCAGAAGGACGGGTTCATTACATTGTATGAGGATACGCGATTGGGCTACCCCTACGTGATTGGTGGGGACACCAAGGGTGAGGGCAAAGACAAGTACGCGGGCACTGTCATTAACAACATCACGGGTAAACGCTGCGCCACTTTGCACATGGAGCTTAGCAACAGTAAGCCGTTCACCTGGCAGATGTACTGCATGGGTCGCTACTTTAACTCTGCTCTGATCGGGGTGGAGATGAACTTTAATACAGCTCCCATTGAAGAGTTGGAACGTCTGAAGTATCCGAAGCAGTATGTTCGGCAAAAGTACGACTCCATGGGTAAGCCCGCTGAAAAGAAGTTTGGCTGGAAGACAGATGGCAACACTCGTCCGCTAATCATCGACAAGGAGATTGACCTGATCGAACATAACATCCAGTTGTTTCAGGACATTATTTTCCTTCAAGAGTGTCTGACGTTCGTATATGACGATAAGGGTAGACCCGATGCTGAGTCTGGCAAGCATGACGACATCCTGATCAGTGACATGATTGCTAACGAGATCCGCTCACAGCAATCATTCATTGTGTCTGAGGTCGTTGTGGAAGCTAAGCCGCTCCCATTCCCGTTTCAAGGCGGTAACGATGACAATAACGAAGGAGGGTACTTGGTATGGTAGAGCATCCAATTACAACTATAGGCAATTTGTTACTGCTGCCTCAGTTGGAGGACCAGACAGTCAAGGATATCAATCAGGTACTACGCTCCATGATTGGTTTGCATATCCGTGCTAAACCCCCAGACGATCAGTCGGGCAACCTTGACCCGTTCAGCCAAGCACAGCAAGCAGCTATTGATATTCTGGGACCAGGCGTTTACACGGAGTGGATGCAAGGCAGTGAGGTGAAGCAGGATGGCTGATGTATTAGGAGAAGATACACAGATTCAGAAGCAATACAAGGAAAGCCTCAATTACATGCGACAGATGGGTTACTTGGATGCCTGGCCTCTATATGAACGCTTTAAGGCTGGAGACCAATGGCCTAAAGTGACTGATCGGACTCGGCATCTGCCCCGTCCGGTTTTTAATGTAATTGAGTATATCCAGAACCACAAGGTCAGTAGTGTCATGAATGAGAACGTCAAGATGCTTTTTTCGCCTCAAGAGATATTGCAGGATGAGGACTTGGAAAGTATTGACCAAGCTCTTGCCCAGCAGGCCCAGCTCGCCCAGGAAGCAGGAGAGAAATTCACCCGTTATTCAGACACCAATTGGGAACTTATTGATCAGTCAGACTTAAACGAAGAATTTCTGGAATCAGGTAGCAATTGCGGCACAGGCATTTTTCACTATTACTGGGATAACAGTGTTAAAGGCGGCATCGTCAAGCCTTGGATTGGGAACATGGCCGGTGAGGTAGTAGATCCGTTGAACGTGTTCTTTGGTAACCCTCAGCAACGGAAGGTGCAGCGGCAACCATGGATCATCATCAGTTCTCGTGAGCAGTTGAAAGAGGTACGCAGCTTAGCCCGAAAAGATGGGGTGAGCAATGACAAAATTCAACTTATCAATGCAGATAAGGATGTACAAGTGGAGGGATATGATCGAGCTAAGGTAGAAGTAGACGGCACTGAAAAGGTTACTGTCTTGACCAAGTACTGGAAGAAAGACGGGAAGGTCTTCTTTATGAAAGAGGCTTCAGGTCAGCCCGTCAAAAAGCCTACTGATACCGGATTTGAATTATACCCAATCGTGGTCATGCAGTGGAAGCGCCGGAAGAAGTCTATCCATGGCGGCGGGGATGCAGAGGGGATTATTCCGAATCAGAAAGCGATCAATAACCTGATGGCGATGCAACTCCTGTCTGTACAGCTGACAGGTTGGCCGAAAATGGTTTATAACCCTCAGTACATCAACGCTAAAGATCTCAACAATGACCCTGGGCAGCCGATAGTGGATACATCCCCACCTGGTCAGTCTGTTCTCAAATACCTGACCCCTGGCTCGGTGTCGAGCTTGGCAAGTGGTTTAGTAGAGTCATTCATGGATTACACCAAGCAATTGAGCTCAGCACAGGACGCAGCTACTGGTGACATGTCTAAGGGTGAGCTCAACGCAACGGCTATTATGTTGTTACAAAAAGCGGCAGGCGTGCCGATCGAGTCCATTAAGAAGAGATTCTATAGAGCGATGAAGGATGTCGGTCGGATCTGGGAGCAGTTCTGGAAGGTGAAGTACAACACCACTAGAATCATTAACCTGAAAGACGATGACGGTCAGGATTATTCGGAGGAGTTCAATGGCAGCAAGTACGCAGATATTACATTAGACTTGAAGGTCGACATTGGTCCCGCTTCAACCTACTCGGAAGAGCTGGCTATGGCTTCTCTGGACAGGCTATTTGATAAAGAGGAGATCGATTTGGAGGATTATTTGGAGTACGCTCCGAATAACGTCATTCCATTCAAGGATCGGCTGTTGAAGAAGGTCAGAGCTGCCAAGGAACAACAAGCAGCAATGGAACAGCAGATGCAAGCTATGCAACAACAAATGCCACAGGCAGACCCAGCAGCAGAGCAGCAAGCTCAGCTTGAACAACAGGTAGCGCTAAAGCAGCAGGATCATCAGAATAAACTAGAGATTGAACAGCTAAAAGCGAATACAGCGATACAACAGGCAGCCATGAGGCAGCCAGCGCAAACAGGCCGTGGGTGAGAATCCTTCGGCCTGTTTATGTTTTCAAATTCGGACGTAATAGCTGCGGTCGTCGCGCAGCAGGAGGATGACCTATGGAAGAAATACAAGCAGGGCAAACGGGCGTAGAGGTTCCTGTCGCCGGGGAACACCAGCAGATCGAGCAACAAACTAACTCTGTCGAAACGGGCGTAACAACTGAGGTCGCCGCTCAGGGCGGAGAGCAGGAAAAGAATTACGGGGCTGCTATTACGGCTGAAGTAAGCCGCCGAGAAGCTCAGTTGCAAAAGAAATACGAAACCCAGTACGGCGGATACCAGAAGAACCTGGAACGTGTAGCCAAGGCTTACGGCTTTCATGATGTTGATTCCTATATGACTGCACTGGATGAGTACGAGCAGCAGCAGCAGATAGAGCAGGAAGCCCGCAGGCTGGGAGTTGACACGGATGTTATCGTCCGTTTTCGTGAGGAACTCAACCCGATCAAGTCCGAACTGAACCAATATAAGCAGGAGATGCAAACCGTACGTGAGGAGAAAGCAAGCCTAGCGGTTGAGCGAGAGCTTGCGGATCTGAAGACGAGATTTCCGGATTTCGACCAATATAAGGATCGTGCTTTTGAATTGGCGATCAACGATGGCTATAAGCTGGAAGATGCCTACAAGCTTGCTTCCTATGAGGACAAGATTGCCAACACGGCGAAGCAGACGGAGGCGGAAACGATTCGCAAGTTGCAAGCCAATGCTGCTTCCACACCTGGAGCACTTGGTTCAGAGGGTGCCGAGCATAAGACGGGATTTTCTGCAATGAGTAAAGCAGACCAACGCAAGTTTATTGAAGATGTTAAAGCCGGAAGGCGCAATTCATTTGATTAGGAGATGATTTAAATGGCAACACAAGTACAGTCCTATAACAATACAACCGGCACAAATCAGTTACCAGCTGAAAATGCAACATTCTATCAGACGGCGATGCTGGAACGTCTCATTGCTGAGCTGGTATACATGAAGTACGGGGAGAAAAAGAATATTCCAAAGCGTCATGGCGCTACCGCCCAATGGAGACGGCTGAACAGTTTGGCAGTATCTACGACGGCAGTAACTGAGGGCGTAACACCAGACGGCGTAAACCTTGATATCTCAGCTATCACAGCCACAGTTCAGACCTATGGTGCATGGACGAAGATTTCCGAGTTTATTGATTTGGTTGGTCTTGATCCTTTGCTCACTGAGACGTCTGAGCTGATGGGAGAGAACGCAGGGGAGTCAGAAGACACTATCGTTCGTGATGTTATTTATGCAGGAACCAACGTGCAATACGCAAATGCCAAGGCATCCAGGGTCGCGGTGACTGCGTCGGATAAGATTACAGCACTGGAGATCCTTCGTGCTCGTCGTACCTTGAAGCGTAACCGGGTTAAGCCAGTTAACATTCCTGGGCGAGGTAAAGGGTATATTGCATTCGTGCATACTGATGTCGCTACTGACCTGATGCAGCTGCCTGAATGGGTGAAGGCTAATGTCGAAAATGCGAAATCTGACTTCCAGGATGGCATTATCGGTAAAATGTACGGCGTGTATTTTGTTGAAGTAGATAACGGCGTCAAATACCCTGGTGACGGTGCTTCTGGAGCAGATGTGTATGCGACCTTGTTTATTGGTCGTGGTGCCTATGGTATTCCTGATGTAGAGGGTTCGTCTAAGCCGGAGATCATTGTCCATGGTGCCGGATCTGCCGGTACAGCTGATCCACTCAACCAGTTCAACACCGTAGCCTGGAAGTGTGTATTTGCGACAATGCGGATCAATGAGCTGTGCCTGGTGCGTTTGGAATCAGGTGCATCGTTATAATCTGATTATATTTCAGGGGGAGGCTAAGGCCTCTCCTTAATAAATTTTAGGAGGAATTGGAATGTCAACAATTGACGATAACACCACCACAACCACTGAAGATACAGGGGTTTCTTCAACTGAGGAGAAAGCGGCTGAAAGAAAACTGGCCAAGCAAGAGAATGGGCTCAAGCAGCAACTGAAAAAGATGAAGAAGGTTCTTCTAACCATCCCAGAGGACCCACTCAATCCTGATGACGTGGTCCCTATCGGCTGGAATGGTGTTATCTACGCAGTTCCACGCGGCATTGAGGTTGAAGTTCCAGAGGTAATTGCAAATATTTGGCGTGAAAGCTATCAGAAGACTCAAGAGGTTAACAAGCGTATCCGTGAATCTACGAAAAAAGAACTTAAAATTATTTAAACAGACAGGCTCCGGGTTCGGGGCCTTCTTTTAAGGAGGGCAACCCATGATACTACAGGAGATCCTGGATGAGATCAGTGAGAAGTATCCACATGGACTAAGTAATGAAAGTGTGATTCGGAAGCTTAATCAAGTTCAGAACGAGCTGTTCCGCACCACGTTTCGAGAGAGGGCTACAGCCATCTTCACTCTGCAAAAGGGTGTATTTGTTTACACCTTACCGATTCCGCGGACTAACGTAGATGCGGTGGTTGTACAGGGGCGGCCGTATTTGCATCAGAGTGTAGTCAATCGCTCTAATATCCCGTTCTACTATTTTGAAGGCAAGACAGGACTCGGGATTTACCCAACGCCGACAGAGAACATTGTGGACGGTCTGACGTTGTTCTATTATCGCTACCCCACACAACTCAACGTTGCCGCTCTTACAGCGGTGCCGGAATTGGACTATGACTTTCATATGTTGCTGGTATACGGGGCACTGGCACAGATCTGCGAGGTGTTCCAAGACACAGCCATGGTCAACAACTACACAGGGAAGTTCAACGGCATAATCGATGAGTTTCAGAAGGCATTGTTCAAAGCTCCAAATGATAACCGTATTGATGATGTAATGGGGGGTGGGTGGATGTGAGTCAGGGATCGCAGGATATATCGCAGCAGTTTATTGGCGGCGGGGTGATCCCCGGTCAATTAGTAGGTCAAGAGGCCGTCTCCAAGACATACGTGGATGGGCAGAATGCTGCACTTGATGCGGATATAAGCAATGTGGCAGCTTCTGCCGCTGCTGCCCAAGGGGCTATAAATACCCATGAAGCATCGCCTACAGCACACTCTGCAGCAGCAATCACTTATTCAGGGGCGGTAGCTGCCAGTAATGTCCGACAAGCCATTGATCAAACGAATCAACGGGTGAGTACCATCGTAACCGGGGCGGGAGCGAGTAACACGGAAATATTGGATGCCCGTCAGCCGGCCACAGGAGCACCATTCCCACTTCTGGGTGCTCGACTCAATAACGTTGATGCTCAGCTGGTGGAAACTGCCGAGCAGCTGACAGGTGTTGTGAACATAGAGCAGTATAAGAGACTTCCACTTGAAGTAACGGATGATGGGCGGTTTAACCGTGCAATTCAGAGTTTGAGCCGCGGAACAATTATGATTCCTGATTCAGTGGTCTACGAAGTGACATCGCCTATACGTATCAACAAGCAATACATTGGATTGATGGGTACAGGATTCTCTAAAATAAAGAACATCGGAAACAAAGACACTATCATGATTGAAACCGATGATTTATCGGTTATTCCGTTTTTTGCATATCTATTTGGATTGGATTTAGAAGGTAATTCGATTAGTGGACACGGAGTAAAAGTATCCTATGCGTATAACGTCACTATTGAAAATTTATTTATTCATGATCATGGACTAGACGGAGTTCATTCAGTCCATGGTATGAACTCTACAATCATAAATTCTCGGTTTGATCGTAATCGTCACGGTTTCCAATTGACAGCAATAGATAATGGACACCGTAGCACCACGTGGACATTATTAAACTGTTATTGCGGCACTAATCGTCAAGCAGGTGGCGTAATGAGTGGGGGAGATAGCAACTGCTTAATTAAGTGTTTGTTTGAAGGAAATACAAACGGGGGATTGTATGTCACGAATGACGAAGTAAACCCAACTCTTACAAATTGCTATTTTGAATTCAATACCGGGTATTCACTTAATATCGACTCAGGTAATTCTGGTAGCGTAGTTGGAGGAAGATTTGCGGATGAAAATGTTAATGCTCATATCAATTTAGGTAATTCAACAGGATGGATGATAAATGGCACGTGGCACAGCACAAATTCTATTGGTGGCACAGGTGTAAACATCACAAAAAGTTATGTCTCTGGTGGGAATGATGTGGTTGTTGGCTGTCAATTATTCGGTGCAACCCCCATTGGTGGGCGGGCGGGCAATGTAAGTGTAATTGATGCGAAGGGAATTATAGACCGGTTCAGATTCACTACAGGTGAAGATATTCGCATCACGGGACAAGGTAAGGGGATTATTATGAACTCAGATGATGGACTTCATAATTATAGAGTTCATATCGCTGATGGCGCATGGGTACTAACTGAAATATAAATTGATAAATAGGAGATATGATATGGCGCTTCTAAAAAGGGTTACGCTCGACAATGGCCTGACCGTAGATAACTCATATGTGCAAATTTTCGGAATAAGCGGTAATAAAGAAAAGATATCCATCGGAGTGAGGTATTTTATCAACCGAGATGTAATCGCAGAAGGTAAGGCAGAATTAAAAAAGACATTCCATGAATTTGTTCCGTCAATAGACGATGCGGCTCCTAATTTTATTAAACAAGGATATGAGCACCTCAAGTTATTACCAGAGTTTGTAGGTTCGATAGATGTGATTGAATAGTTAGTGGGAACGAAAATATAAAAAGTCCAGTCAACGTTAATAATTGATTGGACTTTAGTGAGGTTAAATGGATGATTTATAATTCTTTGGTTCGAGTTGTTGCCCATTTTAGCATAATAACACCATAAACTAGCGCAATATCAAACGATGCATGCGCGAAATTGTTTGATGGAACAGAGAATCCAAGCGCAGTCGTTAAGAATATTAGAGGTATTGTTGCATACAAACCACCTTTTTTAAATATTTCAAGATATCTTTGAGAAAGGAAACCTAGAATAAATGGACCAAGCACTATTCCAGTCCATCCGAATCCTCTGTAAAATTCGTATAAATACGTATATGTATTGATTGCGGCAGGAATATAAACGAAAGGATAATATTGTACTATAGACGCTTCGCCGATAAATTTATATAGCACGTTTAATACAGGAGCGAATAACAATGATCCTCCATCCATTGGTAGAGGGTTTGATAAAGCTACCCCAAGTGAAACTATGTTTGATGTGTAGTATGTGTACAGACCATTGAGTGACGGGATATATGCAATAGCTGAAGCGTTTTTAAACTGAGCATACTGTTCTGTATTTCCTTCTCTATTAGATAAAATAACAAATGAAAAAATTAACAGCATCCCAACACTTAGTACTATCATTATTAGTTTTGATCTTTTTGAAATGTTCAAACGTTTCTTTATCCCTATGCTTCTATAGATAATGAAGGAAGCTAAAACCAAGCAGGCGGCTGTAAATAGTCCTGCTCTACCCGCGTATGTCCAATCTGAAATAATGACGAGGATTAAAGGGATGAAAATAGCTCCTTTAGCTAATCCGTAATTAAAGAAATAGACCATCGCGAGCGCTACACCACCTAGTGACAGTGACGTCATGTAGGAACTTAGAGAAGGGTATACCAAGGTATTCGTTACAATCATCGCCCTTAATGCTGTTAAATTTACATTGGATAGAGATCCAAAAGTAGTCATAAGAATTTTGACTTTCCATATTAGACCGATTGCTACAAATAAATTTGTGAACATCATAGCCTTATAAAGACGTTTTTCTGATAGGCGATATGTGAATTTGGACGATTTAGTCTTAACAAGACTTCCAAGGCAGCTACCTATAAAGATCGCAAACCATGCAAGTGCAATCCCTAGCCACCCAACTGAGCCAACATCTGGATAGGATATCCAATGCAATCCTAGCAAAAATCCAGCGATTGACCACGCTCCACTATATACCACAAACGGAGTGAAAATTGACCCTAAAATACTTTTCGATAGTAACAAAGATAGTAGAAATAAAAATATAAACAAAATTGACAACAGTATTTACCTCCAAAAAGTGACATTTTATATATTTGTATAGAGTAACATAAATTCTAGATTATGTGGGGTTATAAATCTTACAATTGTTTAGTGGGACGATACTGCGCAATAAAGGAGGTGCATCATGCAGGGGTGGACGGCATCACCAAGTAAGGCCAAACCGGTCACCGTCACGCTGGCGGATGGCCTCAATCAGGCCGCGGAGCCTATCGAGATTGGAGACGGTCAGGCTGTCAATGTTCTAAACATGGACTCTGCTCTGTACCCTACACTTCAAACTCGGGAAGGCTTCTCGTTGCTGAGTCAGCATACCGGATACGTTAACCGGCTGTTTCGCTTCAAAGGTGAATGGTACTGTGGTAATCAACGCGGATTGTATAGACTAACAAGCGGTGTTTGGTCAGCTCTATATGATTATGGTAATGAAGATAACAATCGACTGTGGGATGTGAATATATTTTTCTCTGGCGATAAGCTTTATTTTCTTGATGGAAGTTTACAACTCCAAGAGTGGGACGGTACGACACTGACTGCACTCGGATCTGCTCCGGTCAGTAGCGCCTTCATGACAACTCATGCGAACCGCTTCTATCTTGCTAATCGTGGTGATAACCTATTGAGCTTCTCAGGGCTTCGAGATGCCTCCGACTGGACCAGCACCGACAAATACACTGGTACAGGTAAGATCACAGTGGAGACGGCTGACGGTGAGCTGCCAACAGGCCTTGCATCGTTCAGTGACCATGTGATCCTATTTAAAAAGTACACCATGCATGAGTTGTTTGGTGAGGATTCCACCAACTTCACTATGACAGCGCCGTTCCCGGTTGGCTGTATATCTGACAGGTCGATCGTGTTGAATCGCACCGCGCTGTACTGGCTTGGCCCCGACGGCGTGTATGAGTATCAAGGGGGATCATCTCCGGTACGGATCAGTGAGCCTATCAAAGATTTCATTCAAGGAATAAACCAGGCAAACGCCCGACACTGCTGCTTCGGCACAGATGGGCGTTTTTTGTTTGTCTCGTTGGTGACTGGTGATGCGCAGCTCCCAACAGTTACTCTGAAATACGACATTGTGGGGCGGCGCTGGTGGCCTGTAAGCTTCGTGGCTACATCGTATTACCTAGACGGGCAGACGCTTTATATGGGCACGGCAGATGGCCGCATCTTGCAATCAGGTGGAACATCGGATGCCGGTAGTGCTATTAGCTGGTCGATTGAGCCTAAGCCTTGGAGCGACGGGGCGGAGACAGGACGGGCGGCGCTTCATAAGTTTTGGGTTGTGGCCGAGATTGCACCAGGTGCTGTGCTTAATATTGCTTACGCTCCGGGGCTTGCTGGTGACAACTGGACGACAGCACAGACGCTGACCAATGCTGACGGGGTGGCGAGATCCTATAGAATTCCTGTCGTGGTTCGTACTCCTGAGACTTGGTTTAGGCCAAAGCTTTTCGGCAGCGGTCACGTTAAGATTCACCGGATCATTCGAGAGGTAACAAGGAGGAATGCATAGTGGCTAATGTACAGCTACCCACTATTGATACGACAGTGGCAGATATCAAAGTCCTGGTGCCGCAACTGCTGAACGCATACGCCAAGCTAACTAAGGAGCTCACGTGGCTGCTGAATAACTTGGATACGCGCAACGTTAATGAGCTCAATGCAGAAAAGATCGTCGCCAAGAGCATCACGGCAGGAAAACTAGCAGCTGATTCAGTGGAGACGGAGAATCTTATTGCTGGAGCGGTTACGGCCGATAAGATCACGGTGAATGAGTTGTCTGCGATTACGGCTAATCTAGGGCATATCACAGCAGGGCTAATTGAATCTATAGAGATTTATGGTTCGTATATCGCTACTCGGAAGACTGGATACCCAAAAGCAGAGCTCAATGATAACGGAGACCTTGTGGCTGTTTGGACTGATGCAGAAAACTATGTAACTATAGAGCCGGGATTGTTTAATGAACCTACTATGGTATACAGACGGGCAGGTGCCGTGTCACTTATTCTCGGTCCAGTATCCGGGTTTACTGCTCTTCTAGCTACTTTAGATTTGAGGATAGGGTCTCAATCTGGTTCACTTGTTCTCACTTGTGGATCGGGGCCATTGGATAGTGTAAGTGTTCCTTCATGGTCGAAGACCAGAAGCGTTGAAGAAGGTCAGAGCTTAGCTACAGAATTATCGAGTAAAGCAACTTCTGGTGTATCTACGGGATCTGGGGGAGGCGCGAACGCTGGTATCCCTATCGGAACGAAGTTAGCGGTAGATGGTGGCGGTTACGTAGTATGGAACGGTGTGCCTTCTCATTCACACACTCAAAACTAAATGGTATACTTGTTCCAAAATATAACATTGAGGTGCGAATAATGAAGAAAATCATAGTTTCCTTTCTAGCAGGCGCGTTGATGATGGTATCTGTTCAAGCATTCGGCTCGTCAGTCTCTCAGATCGGTAAGAAGATTCAGACGGAATATACAGTTACCATAGATGGTAAAAAGTTGACGGTTCCAGCCATTGCAGTAGACGGTCAGAGCTTTGCACCGGTTAGAGCGTTCGGGAATGCAGCTGGGTATGAAGTATCAGTAAATGGTAAAAATATCTTTTTGAATAAAGGAGATGATTCAAAAGTGGTTTCACAAGAACAGACTGTCACTCCAAGCAAAGAGCCAGCAGCTACTCTGACGGATAATCAGAATAAACTTGCAACAATTAGTGCAAAAATCATCATTTCCGGTAGTGACATCGGATTTACCGAAGCGCAGCTAAAGGATGATCCCAATAATACTGAGCTAAAAGCGAAGCTGGAAAAGCTTAAATCTGAATATGCCGATCTGCTGGCACAGAAAGCTGCAATCGAACAAGAAGAACTGAATAACTAAACTATAGGGCTCTCCATGGAGGGCTCTTTTTTATGCAAAGAAAGGAGCTAAGATCATGGCTACAGGCTCAACAGGAGTGTACGGTGGCGTGGATTATAATACCGCCGATGCCGCTACGAAGAAGAAGCTGATTCAGGCGCAGCTTAAACTGAACACAGACTCTTCTTATAAGCAGAGTGAAACCAGTCGGGCGCTTCAGGCTTATAAAGATCGGCAAGACTCTGGACTTGATACATCTGCTCAAGCAAAGTATCTGACTAATCAACTAGGGTACACAGGAGCGCTTCCTTCTGCTACGCCAGCTGCTGCTTCTGTAGGTTCTACGGCGGCTCCAGTGACAGCATCCGCTGCGGCTAAAAGTAATACCTCACAATCCAGTGAACTAATGGATCTTATGAAGGCGTATGCCACAAAACAGGCAACGCCTTTTTCTTTTAACTATAGTGCGGAAGCAGATCCCGAGTACCAGAACGCACTTAAACGAGCAGCTTCTAACATCGACACCGGCAACGCTCAAGTTCAAGCGGAAAACAATCGGCGCGGCATCCTGAATAGCACAATCACTACAGACCGTGGTTCTGAAATCGCGGCAAAGGAAATGGGTAATGTAGAAACCACTGTCATGCCACAACTAGCCCAGCAGGCTTACAGCCGAGCTTATCAAGCCTATGCTGACCAACAAGCTCAGGAGCAGGCGCAATTTGCTAACCTAGGTAACTTGTCGCAAATGTACACTAACGAAGATCAGCGTGGCATAGATAACACGAATACCCGTGCAGGACTAACTGGTAACCTTCCAGGTGATGATCAGGCACAGCAACTCTATTCGCAGCTCCTGACTCTTAAGCAGCAAGCTGAGTCTTCTGGAGTCACCGCCGCAGAGCGTACAAAGCTGAGTAATCAAGCAGACGGAATTCGGGCTATGTTATCCACTATGGGTGTTGATACAAGCAAGCTTGGAGCGAACACAAACTATAGTACGGCCAGCCAGGTTACTCCAACAATCCGGACGTTGCAGGGACAATCACTTGACGCACAGAAGCTGGCTCAACAGCAAGCCCAAGAACAGCAACAGTGGGAGAATAGATTTAACTATGGTCAGGCGATTGGTCAGTTTAGTAACGGTCAGAAGACGCTTCAAGCACAGCAGATGGATACGGCGAATAACCAGTATACTGAACAGTTCGCTTATCAGAAAGCGCGTGATGCCATCACGGATCAACGTTGGAAAACAGAGTTTGATGAGAACGTACGCCAATATGGACTTGGGTATGGCTTACAACAACTCTCACAGTCTAGTGACGATGCATATCGTCAGACTCAGCTGGCGCTCTCCCAGGATGACAACTCTCGTGCGTGGGCGCAACTGGACTATGATCAATCTCAGCCAGCAGCTTCGAAATATAGCGGGATGACCGCTAGCCAAGTGTTGGACAACATGAAGGCTCTCTATTCTGAACCTGTTCTTGATAAATATGGTGACGCAACTGGGAAAACTCAAATGTCGACAGATACAACAAAGCGTAAAGAGATGTTTGAATCGGTTGTGGACGCAGGTTTGAGTGATACTGAGACTAAACAGATTCTGCTGTCTCTAGGCTATACTTCTAAAGATATTGACACTCGCATTAAGCAATACTCGGGAAACTGAGCAGCCCCACAGCTTCGGCCAGTGGGGCTAATTTGAATAAGACCTTAAGCGGCGTCCTCAAAAACACTGGGGACGTTTTTGCTGCTGCTGGTAAAAAATATGGAATTGATCCAGCACTTCTAGCAGCCATCGCTATTCACGAAACGGGAAACGGGACAAGTTCGGCCGTTAAAAATAAGTATAATGTTGGCGGAATGATGGGTTCCAATGGTCTAATGACCTTTAGTAGCTTAGAAGAAGGCATTGATAAGATGGCTTCTAATCTCAAACGAAACTATATAGACAAAGGCTTAACAACTATTCCTCAAATTCAAAAGAAATACGCTCCAAATGGTGCAGCTAATGATCCTACAGGTCTTAACAGTTACTGGACCAGCGGCGTGACCAAATACTATAACATGTTTGCGGGGTGATAAGATGTCGACGTTTGACGCAGTTCGAAATCGAAAACGCGGCGAGGATGCAAAGAAGAGAGTTTTGGACCGGACATATTCTTCGAAAGTTGAGGATATGCCCTCAGACAGTCTTTTTGATGCAGTCCGCAATCGCAGTCTTGCTGATTCTGTAGAAGATCCTCTGGCACCAATTCGCAGGGAGCTGCTGGATACGACACTAAGCAGCGTAGGGGTTGGACAACAACCTAAAGTCGATATGTCACCCAAACCTGTGTCAGCACCAGTAGTTCAGCCTAAGATGGTGGATTTCAAACAGGATCAAGCGAATCAAAGAGCTGCAGCAGCGCAAACTCCTTCACCGTTTGATGGAAAGACACTTGCACCAGTCACTGGTAATCTAAACAACAGCATTCAATCTACGTTGCAAGGGAAGCTTCCAGCGGCTTCTCTCTTGCAACAAACAGGCGGCGGACCTGCTAACGCTTCACAGTTACCTGGAGCGACTGAATATGATATCCGCGAAAAAAGGATAGATGATACTAATATTCCAGAGGTCTTGAAGCTACCTTCTCGTACACTGAACAAACTGGCATTCGATACGCCACTTGGGCTAGCGGTCTCCCGATCATTTGCTGGAAACTCTGGTGCGACTCAAAGAGACTCTACAGGAAACAAAGTCGTGGATAAAATAACGGACTTGGTGAATGACTTTGTTACTCCAATGTTGACGCCTACAGGTGCCCCAGTTGGTACAGGGCCGAATGTCGGTACGTATGAAGTAGCAGGTAAAGCACTGAGTAAAGGAACAGGTCAAGCTGCTGTAAATAAGATTGCGCAAGGAATAAGCAAGGTCGTACCTAAGGTCAGCCCTGAAACTGCTCAAACCATTGCCAGACAAGGATTGACGGAGACGATAGCAGGACCGCTCCAGGGTGTCGGAATTGGCTTGGCGAATCAACAGGATAGTGATGAACAAATCAGGGACAACGCGCTATACGGAGCAGCAGGCGGTGCTCTACTTGGTTTTGGCGGCGCTGCTGCTGGTGCGGGTTTACGTAACCTATTCCGGGCAAACGGTATTCCGGAAAGCGAGGCGGCAGAACTGCTTGCACTCCCGGAAGGACGCGGTACTATTCGGCAGAAGGCAGCTGCTGAAAGATCCACGCTAGTCGCTGGCACAGACCCAGTGGTCAACCCATACACTTATAAGTTACCAGAAGCCTCAGCCGGTACAAGAGCGGCAACTGAAAATGTTGCTAATGGTCGTAATGGACTCCAGGAGATTGATCAGTCCATTCATGAACTGCAAACCAGCTATGAGCAAGCCGTCATTGATGAATATAAGCTACTGAAAGAACAACTGAACAATCGAAGCGGTGTGGAGCAGGGGGGCATTTACCGCAGTCCAGATGGTGAAGTTGTTGGTCGAACTGGTCGACAATCCAATAACCCACGGTGGTATCAGGAGTTTTACGCGGCAAACGGAAAACGTCCTTCTAATAAAGAGCTCTATGCTCTAGCTCGTGATCATGTGGATAACGGATTTGTCGATGATGCAGGTCAATTTCCAAGCTGGAAGAAACAGAATAGCTATGACGAGAAACTAGCAGGGTTAACCCAGGCGCGTGAGACTTTAGCGGGAAGCGTTAAGGAGCTGGATCCAGCGCTGCGGGTGACGGATTCTCCACTCGTAGCTAGTGAGCTGAAGGACCTCCGGCAAACAGGACCAAGCCAAGTTAAGAAGCCGATAGAGGAGTCGGTTTCGCCCGTTTCAGAGCCAGAAGTGCAGTTGACAGCACGAGAACAGGAGATTAATAGTAAGCCGCTAAGTGCTTTAACTCAGGACGATATTGATTATCTATTAGAACGTTCCAAGGAACGAGAATTTCCTACTCCTTCAGTAGAAGAATCATCTCAATCCGTTCGACCGAATGGCGCCTGGCAGCGATTGCTTCAGGAGACAACTGAACAAACGCCAATTTCAAAATCTGATCCGCTACCAATTAGTGAGCCGATTCTGCGACCTAACCAATTTGATGAGCAATCGGGATTAGGTATATCAGCTTTCAACAAGACTAAGCCCTATGACTCGATCAGTAATGAAACGCGGTCACAGCTGGTCACAAGACAGCAGCGAGACCCAGTCTCTCTGAAAGGTACGAGTGATCGAGCGTACACGGCTTTGGTGGATGATCTGCATCCGCTGAATCAACAAGATAAGATCCTAGAAGGTTTGATGGAGGAACCACTGAAAGCCTCTGAGCGGGTCCATAATCTCGGACTGGCATCACGGGGGGCTGATGTTATTTCCAAACGGATCATTACAGACGGCTTGGTAGATTCAAACGGTCAAGTAGTGGGAGAGTCGTTGAAAAATATTCTTAAGCCGTTGAATACCTTAATGAAGAAAAATAAGCACATCTATGTTGATTTTGAAGATTACCTTATCAATAAACACGCGCTAACACGAGCAGAACGCGGCGAAAAGGTATTCCGCGATGACTTGGCATGGACTTCTGATTATGGTACTCAGAAGGTAACTGAGTATGAACAGATGTTTCCAGAGTTTGAAGAGGCGGCAACGAAGCTCTATGAGTTTAATCGGCAAATGGTGCAATCGTGGTTGGTAGATTCCGGAATCATAACGCAAGATACTGCTCAAGCTTGGATTGACAAGAACCCATTTTATGTTCCGAACAAACGGCAGTTCACGAAGCTGGAGAAGACAGGTAAGAGCAATGGCAATGGGAAACAGGGCTTTGCTAACCAATCTAATCCTGTCAAAGGTTATCAGAAAGGCGGGTCGCAGCGTAAGATCATCAGTCCGATCGAGGCGACCATTGAAAACGTTGACGCTTATGTTAAGGCAGCCAAGCGCAACCAGGTCATGCAGCAGTATGTTCGAAACATCGAGCAATCGCCGGATGCCTTCAAAGATTGGGCAGAAATTGTTAAGCAGCCTGAGAAACCGGCAGACGTCAAAAAAATGATGTTAACCGATGATATGGAGGCAGATGGTATTGATAAACTGCTTTCCCGGTTCTCCGATGACTTTGATGCAGCCATGCAGCGGACAAAGCTAGATAAGGATAACATCGTTCGGGCTATGGTGGACGGTGAGCCGGTTCATGTACTGATTAAGGATAAGCAGCTCTTGTCAGCCTTGACAGCACTCGGACCAGAGTCTGCTGGTTGGATGCTAAATCTCGTAGGCAAGGTTACAAATAACATGAAGCTACTGACTACGGGAAGTAACCCGGTTTTCTCTTTAACCAGAAACTTATTCCGGGACATCCCGCAGGCTTATGTTGCTTCTACGACTCGAGATAATCCTATAGGATTCGTCTCAGATTTAGTCAGCGCCGCAGTAGATATTGGTGGACGCCGTGGGGCATATAAACAGTTTCTCAACGCTGGCGGCGGTCACGCGTCTTCAATTGCGGCTGACCGAAATCTTTTGGCACAGAGCAAACGAGCGGTATTGCCACAGCCAAAGGGCAAGAAGGTTGCTCTTGGCGCAAAGGATCTGTACGAAAATATTCTGAATGCAGTGGAAATTGCACCAAGGTTAGCAGAATTCAAGCGGACTTTAGATCTTTCAGGAGACCTTCAGGCAGCGCTAGCGGCAGCTCAAGACATTACTGTCAACTTTAAACGGCGCGGTGCAGTCTCTAGGGAGATAGATAAGGTGTTTCCTTACTTTAATGCTGCTGCTCAGGGTTTGGATAAGACGATCCGCACATACAAGGACAACCCAGCTAAGGCGCTTACAAAGTCGATTCTAGCCATTACCATACCAACTTTGGCACTTTACGCAATCAACCATGATGATCCTAATTATCAAAAGTTAAGCCGGCGACAGAAGGATGCCTTCTTGATGATCCCTAAAGGAGATGGGACGTTCTACAAAATTGCCAAGCCTCAGGAGCAGGGGACAATCTTTTCTGACATTCCTGAACGTCTGATGCAGCTATTTGCCAAAGAGGATCTGGCAGCGTTTCGAGATTTTGCAGATCGGCTTCGGACTACATTTACCCCACCAGGAGTTCAGGGTGCTCTGAAGAAAGGCGGTGTCACCGATAAGTTATTGGGGGCTGCTGGAGATACCATCTTCGGACCTATCGCGGATTTGGCTGCAAACAAAAATTTTAGTGCCTCAGCTATTGTACCTGGATATTTAGATAATCTATCACCGGAGTTGCAGTACGATGCAAAGACAACGAATGTGTCTAAGAAGATAGGTGAGCTGACAGGAACATCTCCAAAACAGCTTGATTATCTTGCGCGGCAATATACTGGATTCCTCGGTCAATTCGGACAACCGTTGCTCTCTCCTGGTGGAGATGTTGGTAGTGCACTTAGCCAGCAGGTAACGGCGGATCCAGTGTTTACGAATGATCTGTCACAAGAGTTTTATCACTATAAGGACAAGCTCGATCAGGTCAATTACGACAGTGATCTGAAGGAAACCCCCGAATGGTACAGTGATGGGCTTCGCAAAAAGCTGGGTAAAATCAGCAAGCAGATGTCTGCTATTCGAGCTGATATGCGAGATGTTCAAGAGGATAAGTCTCTCGGTAATAAGACGAAGCGCGACGAACTACGCAAGTTGCAACAGTCTATTAATGACATGGCTGAACGGGGCAACGACTTAGCTAGAGATACAGTTCCATACTAACTCAGGCACGTCCTTAGGGGCGTGTCTTTTATATTCCAGTAGACGTAGAGAGGGGGAGTGACAATGCCAGGAGGAGGTGGAGTCGTGGGAACAGAGGATAAATTGGTAGAGATTCAAATTCAACTTGCGAGGATCGAGAAGACTCTTGAAGCCGTACCGACATTGACCAATACAATAGAGGCTACAAGAGATTTGGCTCGGGAAGCAATACAATCAGCCAAATCGGCACATCACCGTTTGGATCGTATCGAGGACGGTCAGAGGTGGCTATGGCGCACTGTCGGTGCATCAGCTATCACTTTGGTAATTGGAGCGATTATCGCTGCTATTAAATTCACAGGGGGTTAATATATGAATCGCAAAATATCGCAAGCAGGTGTCGATCTTATCAAGTCTTTCGAGGGTTGTCGGTTGACGGCTTATAAGCCTGTGCCTACTGAAGAGTATTACACAATCGGTTGGGGTCACTACGGTAAAGACATCAATAAGGGTATGACTATCACGCAAGCCGAGGCTGACAGTATGCTGGTCACTGATTTGGCAAAATACGAGGCTTATGTAAATGATCCGTTGTATGTGCCGGTGACAGCGCAACTCAATCAGAATCAATTTGATACACTGACAAGCTTTTGTTACAACTGCGGCCCTGGTAATCTACGGTCCTTGTGTAAAGGACGCACGATCGCTCAGATTGCACAAAACATCACCAAATATGATAAATCTAGCGGTACAGTTCTGACCGGGCTAGTAAGACGCCGCAAAGCTGAGTTGGATCTATTCAATAAGACTGTTGTAGCCCAAGAGGCGCCCAAGGAGGATGGCATTTTGGAACTGACAAAATATCAATGGACAACGTTAAGCACTCAAGTTAAAGCACTGCTGGATGCAGGTACTATTAATGACTCGGCTTGGTTAGATAAGATCGATAAAAAGACGCTAACGACATCAGAGCTTGCGTGGCTGTCGTTTATCGTTTCCAAAAAGTAAAAGGAGGAATAATTATGCAAAATGAAGTTTTGAACAACGTACTCACGTTTGCAACTTTGATTTCTGTATTTGTATTGGCGCTGGTGCAGCTCGTGAAGACTGCTGTAAATGTTCCCAAGAACCTTCTGCCCTTTATTGGATTGGTAATCGGGTTGGTGATTGGTGCAGCAGCATACCCGTTTACCGACCTTGATTTAACGCTACGGCTTTGGGGTGGTGGATTGGCTGGTCTTTCTGCCACTGGATTGTTTGAATTAGCATTCAAGGACCGTCCCGGGACTACGAAAGAGTAGACATTTTAAACTGGAATTGATATTATAAATTTACCAAATCCGGAAGCACCGGTAAGCCTCTGCCAATGCAGAGGCTTTTTTCTTGTTGAATAAAGAACATTTGTTCGCATATAATAATCCAATGGAGGTGATCAGATGGAACGTAAAAAACTTGAAGGTAATGGTTTGTGGGAGAGTAGCCGTATGATGTTACCGGAGCATACGATTCGAATCATTCAGGATGAAAGGGAGCAACGGCGAAGGGAAAAGCCCGAGATCGATCCCCAGGAGTGGGAATTGATTGATCTAGCTTTGTATCATTCAATGGCAGATCATGCACCAGTTACTCTGACCATATTTGACTCATATGTGGACCGTCAGGCTAAGGGCATTGTTATGAAAGTGGATAGACAGCTCAAGCGAATCAAGCTACGGTGGTCAGAGGATGACTGGGATTGGATCGATATGTCGGAAATTATTGCTGCCTCCTATTAG